AGAAGGAACGAGTTTGTAAGCCATCTCCCCACACCTCGATGGTTCCACCCTGCGGCGAGAGTTGAGCCACTTTACGGCAGATTGCAGCTGGAGCTTTTTCTCTTCCTCCGTCCCATGTTCCTTCTGGACCGAAAATGTTATGGTAACGAGCAACACAGACAGGTATATCATAGTTACGATTATAAGTGAGATATAATCTTTCTGAGAAGAGTTTTTCCCATCCATATTCGGAGTCAGGGTTAGCAGGGTAAGCGGATTCTTCACGACAATCAGGGTTGTTAGGGTCTAATTGATTATGTTCTGGGTACATACAAGCAGAACTCGAATAGAATATCTTTGTATGATTTGTTTTCTTATCTTTGTTTAACTTCTTTTGTTCTTCTAAAAGATTTAAGTTTATGGAAGCAGAGTTATGCATAATGTCTGCATCATTCTCTCCTGTAAATATAAAACCTGCACCACCCATATCAGCGGCAAACTGATAGATTTCATCAAATGGTTCTAAAAACTTGTCTACTATTTGTGCATAGTAATTACCAGTGTATCCACCAAAACGAATGACTCTACGAACAATTTCTACATCTCTAAGGTCTCCACAAACAAATTCATTTGCTTCTGTCTTAGAAAACTCAGGGTATTTTAGATCTACACCTCTTACCCAATATCCTTCTTTACGCAGTCTTTTAACCATGTGACTGCCAATAAATCCACCTGCACCAAGAACAAGTGCGGTTTTTTTGTACTCTCTCATATCCTATATGAATAGTCGATCAATGTATTTAGTATAAGAAATTTAGGGTTGTTTGTCAACTCTCCCATAATCATCTTGAAGTCTTACAATATCATTTTCTCTACACTCTCCCCTCTGCACCTCGATGAATGTCACACCATCAGGACTTGCTTGCATTCTATGAATTGCTTTTTTAGCAATGAATAGATCATCACCATCATTCATAATGAAAACGTTTTTATTTACAATCGCCTTACCAGAACCTTCTACTACTGTCCAATGCTCATCACGATGATTGTGATACTGTAATGACAGTTTTGTATTTGGTTTAACGTAAATCTTCTTCACCTTATAGTTCTTACCCTCATCAAGAGTAATGAACCATCCCCATGGCCTAAATTCAAACTTCCTCATTATTATTTTTAAGTGTTATACACTCTCAATGTGATCTTCTAATTCTTTAATTAGTTTAGATTTGCTATGTCTACGATCTAATTCGATCCCAACAGTGCGTCCATAATCTTCAAGTTCTTCTTTTGACATATCAGAAAAGTCTTTTCCCTCAGAAACTGCATCTGCAATTTCTTCTTCTGGTCTTGGTGCTTCCTCTACTACAGGAGTAGATGGTTTTGTCTTTCCAGATAATAAATCCCCAAAATGTGACATTGTACTATACTATATGTTCTACAATTTTATTTATCACAAACGTAGCAAGGCACTCCTGCAGGGTCTAACCATTTTGTATATTCAAAGTCTTCAATTGCAGTTTTCATCTGCATGAAGTTATCACAAAGGTACATATCCTTGTATCCATTATGATTGTTCCACTTTTGAATACGATAGTCTGGGTGTCCATTCTCTAAGAGATCAGGCATCTTTACATACCTGTATGGATCATTCTGGCATAATACTTCAATCATTGGTTTAAGTCCTCTATAATACATTCTATCACAGCATTATAGTCTGCGTCAGGGTCTTCACCCTTTAAATCAATATATTGTA